CCTATGCGGCCGATTTCGGCGAGGACAAGTTCTTTGCTGGTGTGAAGGAGGATGCCCTCAAGGCCGGCTTATCGAACAAGCAGGCCAACGCCTTTCTCGACGGTGTGATGGGCCGCATGATTTCCATGCAGCTGGTCGATGCGCCGGTCGATGTCGAGGCCGAGAAGCTCAAGCTCGCGCCGGCCGACGCGAAGAGCCTACCGCCTGCCGAGCGCGATGCGGCGATCCAGCGCCGGGTGACGAACAACATCGCCTTCGTGGACTCGCTTGCCGCCAAGGGATTCGACAAGGATGCGGCGCAGTCGCTCGGCGCCGAGCTGGCGGCCTTCCCTGCGCTCAACCAGCTCGTCGAGTTCATGCGCGATGGTGCAGGCGGAAGCGGCCCTGCCCTCGGCGGCTCTGGCGGCGCGGAAGCAACGAAGGCCGACCTTGAGAAGCGCGTGGCCGACCCGCGCAACCGCTTCGGCACGCCGGGCTATGACGCCGATTTCGCCCGAGAGACGGATCGCCTGTTCAAGGTGGTGCACGGCGGTTGACGCGCCCGCGCGTGGCGCAGCTTGGCGGCGATCGCGGGATGGACCTGCGGCGCCGCCGGCAATCGCCCACCCGGGCGACCTGGCAGGGGTCGTGGCAATCGGCCCGAGGGATCGAGGAACCCTCTTAAGCCAGGAAGATCATCATGACCTCTCGCGCACCTGCGTGGTTCGAGCAGAAATACATCACCGGCGCCATCCACGTCCTGCAGACCTCCGGTTATCTGACCCAGGGCCTGACCCGCGCCGCCACCTCCCAGAAAGGCAACGTCGTCACGTGGAAGATCGCCGGTCGCGGCGACGCCACGGAAATGTCGGGCACGGTCGAGGACCGTCCCGTCATGAACGCCGACCGCACCACCGCTTCCGCAACGATGAAGGACTGGGAAGCCAACGAGTGGATTCAGGTCACCGACATCGAGAAGATGACGGAAGGCGAGCAGCAGGTCGCCCAGGAGACCGCCGGCAATGCGATGGGCCGGCGTTTCGACAAAATCCTCTTCGACGCGCTGGACGCTGAGGCCGGCAATATCGCGAACGTGGGTGACGGAACGACGGCGATTGGCATCGCGGACCTGTTGCTGGCGCAGTCCCAGATTCAGGCGCAGGGCCTGCCCGATGGCTTCCTGCTCAATGTCGCCGTGCCGTCCCGCTTTGTCGCGCACCTGATGCTGCAGCGCGGCTTCGCCTCGTCCGACTATGTGCAGGATCAGCCGCTCATGAAGATGATCGGCGCCCGCCAGTATCTCGGCATGAAGGTGATGCCGATGCCGGACGAGTATTTCAACGTCCCTTCGGCGAACCAGGCCGACGGCTACATGTGGGCGACCTCCACCGTCGGCTTCGCGACCAATACCGATGAGCGTGGCAAGATCGCGGCCGCGACCCGCATCGACTACGTGCCGACGAAGAAGGCCTATTTCGCCGCCAACACCATGTCGGCGATCGGCAAGGTCATCCTGCCGAGCGGCATTCGCCGCCTGCGCTTCTCGACCAATACCGCGCTCGGCGCCGGCTCTCTCTGAGCCTGACCGGCGCAACCCTGCGCCGGTCCATTCCGCCTATCCCCTTCATCTCAGAACGAGAGGCTTCACATGTCCCTGTCCCTCAAATCGCTGTCGCGGCTCGGCCAGCAGGTGTCGGTCGGCTCGACGGCCGGTGCCGCCCAGCAGCAGCAGACGGGCTTGCTGGTGTATGGCACCGACGACGCGGCCGCGACCGTCGAGGCCGCCGGCTATTTCAACAATGCCCGCGCCTTCCTGCGGAAAGGCGACATCCTGCTCGCGACCATGGTCAACAGCGGCACGCCGGTGACGAAGCAGTACGTCTTCACCGCCGTGCCTTCCACCGGCAACGTCACCATCGCGATCCAGACCGTCACGGCGGGCTGACCCCAAGCGGCCAATTGGCCGCTTGAACCAATCGGCAAGCGGCAAATTTGCCGCTTGCCCTTTCTCGTTTCGGGGCAGCCGCCATGTCGCACACGCCTGATGCCAATCTCGAAGATGTCGATATCGTCAATCGCGCGCTGGCTCGGATCGGCGCGCCTCCGCTGATCGCCCTCGACGATGACGACGATCTCGGCCAGGCGGCGCAGCTCATCTACCTCACCAAGGTGGAGGCCGCCCTCGGCAAGCTGCATTGGCGCTTCGCCCGCAAGACCTTCCTGCTCAATCGCCTCACCGATCCGCCGGTCACGGGCTGGCGCTTTGCCTATCAGCTGCCGGGGGGCGCGCTCGGCCAGCCTGAAATGTTCCTCGACAACCCGCGTCGGCCGGAATCGCCGCTGCGCCGTTTCGAGGTCGAGGCCGGCGAACTGCATTGCGATGTCGACAAGGTTTGGGCGCGCTGCACGATCATGGTGCCGCCGGCGCTTTGGCCCCCGGAATTCCGCGAGGCCGTGATTGTCATGATTGCCTCGGCGCTGGCGATCCCTGTCTCGCATGATACGACGCTCGCGGCAGCTCTCGCCCGGGAGGCGGTTGGCGATCCGCGCGAGGGCGGCGTCGGTGGCCTTCTCGGCCGCGCGATTGCCAACGAAATCGCCTCTTCGCCACCGCTCGACAACATGGGGAGCGACAACCCACTGACGGACGCGCGCTATTCCAGCGGCGACTGGTGGTGTTGAGCCATGGTCGCACGTCCCGGCCAGTATCAGGCGAGCTTCAATTCCGGCGAGCTGGCGCCGGCCACCTGGGGCCGCTCCGACATCAAGCAGTTCTATTCCGGCGCAAGCCTGATGGTGAACGCCGAGCCGGTTCCACAGGGCGGCTTCGACAATGCTCCGGGCTCGGAATTCGCCGGGCTGGTGCGCGGCGCGCTCGGCGAGCTGACGCCGGTCAACCCTTCGACGACGCTCGGCCCGCATAGTGTCGCGGCGACGATCTATCAGTGCAGCTTCGCTGCATCGCTCGTTGAATGCGTCGATGTCGCCGGCCTGTTGGGGACGCAGGCTCTGAGCAGCCTCGTCCGCGTCGAGACCTCGACCGATGGCGTGACCTGGGCGCCGTTCGGCACCGCGCTCTCCGTCGCCACCAGCGCACGCACGCGGCGCGTCGCGGTTGAGCCCGGCAAAGGCGTCTTCGCCAGCGCCATTCGCTTGCGCCTGTTCACCAACCCCCCTTCGGCCGTCACATTCACCCTGGGCTCGGTCACGGTGCTGACCCAGACGGTTCCGACGCCGTCAGCGGCGCGCATCTTCGAGCACACCTTCGCCGTGGGGGATGCGTTCTCGATCGTGTTCACGCCCGGCCATGCCGACATCTGGAAGGGCGCCAACTTCGTCGCGGCCGTTGCGCACCCGATGACGGCGGCGATGCTGCCGACGGTGGGTCGCTCCCAGCGCCTTAACACCATGTTGCTGTTCCATGTCGACCTGCCGCCGCACCGGATCATGCGGATGGACCATGACGGCGATTGGTCGAGTGCGCCGGCTCCCTTGATCAATGTCCCGGAAGTCGATCTCGGCGGCACCTATACCCCAACGATCGATGCGTGGCAGGTGTGGCTCCGCTTCCAGACAGGCGGCGGAGCCGGCGTGACCGTCTCGATCATGGTCAATGGCGAAGAGACGACGGGCGTCGCGGTTCCGGCGGGGCCGGATTTCACCGCCTTCGCCACGGCGATGAAAGCCGCCATCGAGGCGCTGCCGGGCGTCGAGGCGGGCATAGCCTTCAGCTTCTCTGCATCGAATGCCGTCGAGGCGATCTTCAATCTCAGCTTCACCGGCGGGCGCAATGCCGGTCAGGTCTTCACGGTCGTGCCGCGCGTGGTCAACTCGGCCGATGCCGCTGCGACCGCGGTGCATGTCACCGTCGGCAAGTCCGGCGGCGAGCCGATCATGTCGACGGAAAAGGGCTATCCGGCATCCGGCGGCTACTGGCAGGACCGGCTTTACCTCGCCGGGTTCAAGGCTGAGTCGGGATCGGCGCTCGGGTCCGTCACGGGCGAGTATTTCGACGTCAACATTCTGATCGAGAACGCAGCCGGCGGCGTGCTCTTCCGCCTCGATACCGACGGGGCCGAGCGCATCCAGAACGTTGCGCGCTCGAAGCACCTGCTGTTCTTCACCAATGAGGCGGAATATTTCGTCTCGGATCGCGCCATCGTGCGCGGGACGCCGCCAAACGTCGCGCAGTCCAGCCGCAACGGCATCGCGCCCGGGATTGCCCCTGTCGAAAACGAAGGCGGCCTGCTCTATGTCGGCCGCTCGCGCACGATCGCCTATCTGGCGACCTATTCAGACGTCTCGCAAAGCTATGAAAGCGAGCCGATCTCGCTGCTCGCCTCGCATCTGGTCCGCGAGATGAGGGCGACCGCGCTGCAGCGTGCCAGCCAGTCCAACGACGCGGCGCGCTATCTAATGGTGCGCGACGACGGCCTGCTCGTGATCGGCGTGCTCATCCGCAATCAGGAGGTCGTCGCCTTCGTGCGCTGGCAGACCGATGGCGCCGTGCGCGACGTCTGTGTCGACGGCAACAACGAGGCCTATATGCTGGTCGAGCGCACGGTCGGTGCCGGCACCCGCATGATGCGCGAACGGCTGACCCGCGATGCCTTTCTGCATCAGCAGACCAGCCGGAGCTACGAGACACCCACGGCGGCGATCGGCGATCTCGGCCATTATGAGGGCCGCGACGTCTGGGCTTTCGCCGACGGCTATGCGGAAGGCCCGCTGCGCGTGACCGCTGGCGCCGTCACGCTGCAGCAGCCGGCGAGCGAGGTTGTGATCGGCCGCTGGGTCGCGCCGATCGTCGACACCCTGCCGGCGCCGCGTCTGGTCGGCGAGCGCGTGCAGCTCGCCCGGCCCGTGCGTGTCCATACAGTGCGCGCCAACGCCATCGGCGTCACCTCGATCGCGATCGGCGCCAATGGCCGGCCGCCGCGCGACATCGCTTTGCTGCGAGCCGGCCAGCCGAGCGACCAGCCGATCCAGCCTTACAATGGCCCGTTGGTGGCGCCGGGCCTGTTCGGCTGGAGCGATGCCGGAATCGTGCGTCTGACGCAGGTCCGCCCCGGCCGCTTCGCCATTCGCGACATCACCATCGAAGCGAGGATCTAGCCATGGAATTCGCTGCTGCGGCACTCACCGCCGTTTCGAGCGCGGTCTCTTCGGCGGCCGGCGCGGTCGGCTCGGCCGTCTCCACGGTCGGCTCCGCGCTCGGCATCGGCGGCACGGCGGCCGGCGCTGGTTCTGGCCTCTTCGGCGGCTTTGGCTCGACGATCGGCTCGATCCTGTCCGGCACCGCGACCGTCGCCGGCATGCTCGGCGCGCAACAGGGCGGACAGGAGCAGGCGCGCTCGCTTTACGCCCAGGCGGCAGATGCGAGAACCGAGCAGGATATCGAGCGCATCAAGGGAACCGAACGGCGCGATAGCCTGCGCCGCTCCCTCCTGCAGACGTTCGGCGAGCGCGATGTCGCAGCCGCCGCCTCTGGCGTCGATCTGTCCTTCGGCACGGCTGCGGTGGCCCGCAACGAGGCGTCCCGCGACGCGGAGCGTGCGCTCTCGATGGATCAATCGACCGAGGATTTCCGCATCGCCCGCCTGCAGGAGCGCGAGAACGAGTTCATCCGCGCGGGCCGCGCCGCCAAGAAGGCCGGCACGATCAAGGCCGTGGGGCTCGGCCTCAAGGGCGGCGCGTCGCTGGCCGGCAGGGGGTAAGTTATGGCGAACCGTTTTGGCCGCGCAGTCGGCGGCATCAAGGAATTCGACCCGAAGGGGGCAGTGATCGAAGGCCTCCCCGGCGTGCAGCGCAGCGCCGGCGCCGATGCCGAGGCGCTGTTTCAGGTTGGCTCGGATCTGGCCGGCGTATTCGGGCATCAGGCAGACAAGGCGGCTGCGATCGAGGGGAAGAATGCCGGGCTCGCAGCTGGGACTGATCCGAGCTTCCGCCCGTCCGGTGCGACGACGATCCGAGGGAGGGCCTTCGACGAAGCGGCGGTTTCGACCTATGCGGACACGCTCGACGCGAAGATGCGCAAGGGCATGCTCGATATCTTCCAGGCGAACAAGGATAACCCGGGAGCGCTAGCGGGCGCCTTCGACGCCTTCAAGAAAGACATTCTCGACAACGACGTCTTCCCGCAGATTCGCGGGCAGGTCGAAAGCTCGTTCGAGCGCTTGCGCCTGCCGTTTCAGGTGAAGGCTGGCGACGCGCTTGAAACCAAGGTTCAGGACCAGGCGCGCGCGGCCAATATCGAAGCGACGACGCGTTCCGGGGCCGTTGTGGCCGCAGCGGCCGAAAGCGCGCCCTATAGCCCGAAGACGCAGGCGGTCGTGCGGCAGGAGCTGGATGCGCAGGCCGAGCGTGACCAGCAGCTGGTAAAGAGCGGCGCCATGACAGCGGAAGCCGCCGCGAAGAACAGGATTCTTCGCGAGCGCGACGCGGTGACGCGTGAGGCCGTGGCGGCGACCGAAAAGCTGCCGACCGTGGCCGATGTCGACAAGGCCGAGGCGGAGTACCGCAAGAAAAAAGCCGAGGGCACGCTCGGCCCGGCGGGCGCGGACGCTGCGGCGATGGATACGATCGAGGCCGGCTTCGCCCGCCGGCGCCAGCAGCTCGCCACGGTCGGTCGTCAATCGGCCGCGTCGGTCGAGAAGCAGGCCGAGGACATGGTGTCCCGGGCGCAGGAGGGCGCGTTTCCGCCGGCCGATGAGATCGCTCGGTTTCGGGGCGTGGCGGCGACGGCGCCGAACGGGGCGACCGCCGTCGACCAGCTCGACCGCCGCCTCGGCTGGGTGCGCGCGGCGGCCGTCTACGGGCCGGACAATGTCGAGGCGGTCGCGCGCGAGGCGCGCAAGGCGGCGGGCCCGACGCCGACGAAAGAGCAGGCCGAGGATATCCAGTTCCTCGACGAGTTGACGGGCAAGTATCGCAAGGCCACCACGGAAGACCCGATCGGGCTCGCCAAGAAGCTGCAGCTCGGCGCGGTCAACCCTATCGTCGTCGACAGTCCGGATGCGCTGAAAGCCAGCATTGCCGAGCGCTCCGCCTTGGCTAAGGGGCTGCCGGCCCATCTCAACCCCGATCGCAAGATGCTGGAGCCCGGCGACGTCAAGGCGATCGAGCGCAAGATCGCCATGGGCGGCGAGGCGGCCGTCGACACCGTCAAGGCGCTGGTCGAGGGCGCCGGCCGCGATGCGCCGCGCCTGATGCGCGAAATCGGCGGCACGGCGCCGGAGCTGGCGCAGGCCGGCCTGCTGCTGGCCTCCGGCGGCTCCCGGCAGGCGGCGCGCGACATCATCGCCGCTGTCGTGGCGCGTGGTCTGCCCGGTGGCGAGAAACCGCTCGAAGTCGATCACGCCGCCTTTCGCGCGATCTGGGTCGACAAGGTCGGCACGTCACTCGTCTACAACAGCCAGGATTCGCAGCGGATCGAAAAGGCGGCGCGCGCAATCGCCGCGACCCGGTTGCGCACGGTCGGCGACAACAAGAACGCTGCCGCCAAGGACATCTACGGGCAGGCGATCGAGGAGGCCTTCGGCGGCCAGCGGATCAACGGCCAGACCTTCGGCGGCCTCGGTCGCGTCAAGACGGGCTGGTTTTCCAGCGCGCCGGTGCCGCTGCCGCCGGATGTCAAGGCAGACCGCTTTCCGGATGCGCTGGCGGCGATCCGCGACGATGACCTTGCCACGTTGCCGGTGCCGCCGGTCGCGGGAACGAGAGCGGCGCAGGTCCGCAATGCCCGGCCGGTCCCGGTTCCGGGCGGCTACCGTTTCGCCCTTGGCGACCCGGCGGGGCAGGACCCGAAATTCATCGAAGGGCAGGATGGCAAGCCCTTCGTGCTGCCTTGGGACGCGATCAGCGGCCGCCTGCGCGAGCGGGCGCCCGGCGCCTTCGTGGGTGCGCGCTGATGCTGCTCTTCGATGATCCGGCCGAGCGCGATTTCACCTTCGCGAAACCTGATGACGGCAAGACATGGTCGCAGGTGGCGCGCGAGGCGGTGACCAACCTCGGCGACGTTTACGAGCGCCCGGGCGTCTATAAGCGCGTCTTCGATGCGAGCTGGCAGGCGCAGACCTATGTCGAGAACTCCAATGCCCGGCAGTGGTCGCAAGCGGAAAGCGTCGAGCGGCTGATCAAGGCCGTCGAGACCTCATCCGGCGTCAAGCTGCCGAACCCGACGCAGGGCGGTTTCACGGCCGAGGCCGAGACGGCAGCGCGCGAACGCATTGGCGAGATGTACGGGCCGGCCGTGGCGCGCGCGCCGGACATCCTCAACCCGTTCCGCCAGCAGGCCTTCGACAAGCGCCTGCAGGAGCTGGTCGATAGCGACCCGAAAATCGCCGATGCCGTGGCAACGGCCCGGATCGATTTCTCGCCGCAGATGATCGCGCGGCGGGCCGAGGAGGATCTACAGGCGGCGGTCGCCGAAGCCGGGTCCGGCATAGGCGCCTTCGGCGCGGCGATCGGCGGCGGCATCGTCCCTTCGTTCCGCGATCCGATCAACGCCGCCGGGCTATTCCTCGGCGCCGGAGCATCGACGGCGACGACGGTTGCCGGGCGGATCGCCATCGTCGCGCTGCGCGAAGCGGCGATCAATGCCGGCATCACGGCCCTGCAGCAGCCCTTCACCCAGGACTGGCGCCGCGAGGCCGGGCTCGAAGCCGGATTGAAGGAGGCCATGCAGAACATCGCCATGGCGGCCGGTATCGGCGGCGCGTTCGGCGCCGGAGCGCAGGCGGGGCGGGACCTGCTCGGTCTGCTCGCGATCGGCCGGATCAAGCCCGGTGATGTCGAGGCTGGCTTGCGCGCTGCCGGCGTCGCCTTGCCCGAAGAGGAGGCCGCCGCGCTGCGCGCCACCGTGCGCGCCGATGCCGACGACGCGCTCGCGCAGCGAGGCATCCCGCGCGACGTCCCGGGCGTCGAGGGCGGTGAGGTGATGCGCCAGGCGCTTCGTTATGCCGAAGATCCCGTAAACCAGCCGCCGCCCGATCTGCCCATCGCGTTGCCCAGGACGCGCGCCGATCGAGCGGCCGTGCTCGACGAAAGCCTTCCGGCCGCGATCGGCGACATCGCGACGGTTGACGGCAAGCCCGTCGCCTTCGAGCGCTTCGACCCGATGACGGTCGGCACCGATGCGGCTGCGATGCAATACAAGGGCGGCGCCGATGCCGCCGGCGTCACCGATCGGCTGCGCTCCGTTCAGCGCTGGGACCCGCTTGCCGGCGGCCGCGTCTTCGTGTTCGAGCGCGCCGATGGCGCCCGCGTCGTCGCCGACGGACATCAGCGCCTTGGATTGGCGCGGCGGCTCACCAGCGAGAGCGAGCCGGCCGAGCTGGTCGGCCATCTCTTTCGCGAGCGTGACGGCTGGACCGCCGCCGATGTCCGCGCGCTGGCGGCGAAGAAGAACATGCAGGAGGGATCGGGCACGGCGCTCGATGCCGCCCGCGTCCTGCGCGACCGGCCGGACCTTGCCGACGGCGCCCTGCCGATCAGCGGGCCGATGATGCGCAACGCCGTAATGCTGGCGCGCCTCTCCGATGAGGCGTTCGCGATGGTCAACGCAGGCATCGTGCCGGAAGCCTTCGGCGCGCGCATCGGCGCGATGGTCGCGGACCCGCTGCAGCATGCTGCCGTGCTGGCCGATCTGGCGCGGCTGCGACCGGAAACCGAGCGCGAGGCTTCGATCCTGATCGGCGAGTCCCTCCGCGCCGGCTTCGTGAGCGAGCGGCAGGAAGACATGTTTGGCGCGCTCGAACGATCGGTATCGCTGATGCCGGAGCGCGTGAAGGTGCTCGACCAGGCGGTGCGCCAGCTCGCGACCGACAAGCGTGTGTTCGGCCTGCTCGGCCGCGAGGTCGATCGCATCGAGGGCGCCGGCAATCAGCTCGTTGAGAGCAATGCTGCCCGCAGTGCGGCGGCGGCCGAGATGCAGCAGCTCGTCGTCACGCTGGCGCAGCGCATGGGGCCGATATCCGACCTGCTGACGGCGGCTGCCCGCGACGTCAAGGATGGCGGCCGCGCGACGGAAGCCGCGCGCGGCTTCCTCGACAATGTCGCCCAGGCGATCGAGCGCGAGGGCTTGCCGCGCCTGATGTCCGACCCGAGCTTGCGGCCGGTCGAGGCGATCGAGCCGGGCACACCGCAGGCGCTGGCGGCGGCCGAGCGCGTCGAGCTGCGCGACGACATGACCGGCGACCTATTCGGCGACGTGCTGCCGGTGGCGTCCCGTGACGATCCGATGGGGACGCGACTGGTCAGCCGCGAGGAGGCCCTTGCGGAAGCCGAGAAAACCGGATTCGCTGCCGATCTGGTCGCGGCTTGCAAGGCGGGAGGGTGACGGATGGCACAGTTTCACGAATGTCTCGCCTCGGCCGTCGAGCAGGGTGCAATCGACAAGGGCGAGGCGGCGGAGCTCAACCGTCGCTTCGAGGAAATCCGGGCGCAGAAACGCCTCGAGCTCGGTGACGACGCGGCGAGCGCGGCCGCCAAGCAATCGCTCGAAGCGGCCCTGCGCGCCGAGGCGGCCGAGCAGCGCCGGCAGGTGCTGCTGACGGCGGCGGCCAAGGATCGCGTCGGGACCTATCTGCAGGGCTACCGCACGCCGCAGGGCAAGGCCGATATTTTCGAGGCGACGCTCAACCTGTTCGAGAGCTTCGGCGGCGGCATCACCGGCTTGCGCGGCCGTACCGAGGCGATCGTCGGACTCGCGCATAGCCAATTGACGGATGTGCTCCAGACCTTCCGCCGCACGGCGATCAGCGGGCGCCGAATGAACCGGCCGATGGCCGACGACATCGTGCGCGAGCTGAAGGGGGAGGGCACCGGCTCGGCCGAGGCGTTCGGGATGGCGCGCGCGATCGAGGACGTCTTCGAGAGCCTGCGTCAGCGCTTCAACGCTGCCGGTGGCGCCGTGCAGAAACTCGACGGATGGGGCCTGCCGCATAGCCATGACGCTGCCGCCGTAATCAAGGGCGGCGAGGCGCAGTGGCGCAGTTTCATCAAGCCGCTACTCGACCCGGCGAAAATGAAGGACCCATTGACCGGCGAGGCGCTGACGCCGGCCCGGCTCGATCAGGTTTTGTCCGGCGCCTACGCCAATATCGTTTCGAATGGCTGGGCGACGCGCGAGCCGGCTTCGCAACGGTTTGGGCAAGGCAAGCTGGCCAGCCAGCGGCAGGAGCATCGCTTCCTCGTTTTCAAGGATGCCGATAGCTGGCTGCAATACGATCGCCAGTTCGGCGCCGGCGATCCGATCGTTTCGGTGTTCAACCACATCAACGGCATGGCCCGCGACATCGCGGCACTGGAGCTGCTGGGGCCGAACCCGGGCGCCATGGTCGAATGGCTGAAACAGGCCAATGCGGCCGAGTTCGGCAAGCATCAGGCCGGCCGGCCATCGCTCTATCGCGAGGGCAACAAGGCGCAGGAGTTCGCGGGCGGATCGGGCGCCTATCTCACCAATCGCATCGATGCCGTCTGGCAATACAGCCGCGGCCGCGAGAACCTGTCGCCCGGCGTCGCCTCCTTCTTCGGCACGGTGCGCAACGTCCTGACCTCGGCCTATCTGGGAGGCGCTGCGCTGACGGCGGCGCCGACCGATCCATTCATCGACGGGCTAGCGCGCCATGTCGCGGGCCTGCCGATCTGGCCGGCCTTCACGGCGATCTTCGACACGTTCCGCTCGCTGCCGCGCGAGCAGGCTGTGCGCGCCGGCATGGTGCTCGATGACTTCCTGCACATCACCCGTGATGAGGCCCGCTTCACCACGATATCGAGCGGGGCGCATGAGTGGTCGAAATGGCTCGCCGACCGCACCCTGACATGGTCCGGCCTGTCGCCGATCACGCAGGCGCGCAAGCATGTCTTGGCGCTCGACTGGATGGCGGCGCTCGCCGACCACAAGGATATTCCCTTCGCCGCCGTGCCGGAGCGCCTGCGCCAGCGCCTCGAAGCCTATGGCGTCACGGCTTCCGATTGGCAGCGTCTGGGCAAGATCGAGCCCCACCGCCCTGCGCCGGACGCCGCCGGCATCCTGCGGCCCAGCGACATCGCTCAGGCCGATACGGTGCTCGCCGAGAAGCTGCTCGGCCTGATCTATGGCGAGACGGAACGCGCTGTTCCGGCCGGCACGATCCGGTCGCGTTCGCTGGTTCTCGCCGGGAACACACGCGGCTCGGTCGCGGGCGAGATCGTCGAGAGCATGCTGCAATTCAAGAGCTTCGGCCTGTCCTTCACGACGCTGCAGCTGCAGGCATTGCAGGACGAGCTGGCGCGCGGAAAATGGAGCGGAGCGGCCTATGCCTCCTCGCTGGCGATCGGCCTCACGCTGGGCGGCGCCATGGCGATCCAGCTCGGCAACATCTCGCAAGGCCGCGACCCGCAGCCCGTGAACGACCCGAAATTCATCCTCGCCGCGATCCAGCGCGGCGGCGGCTTCGGCCTGTTCGGCGATTTCATGTTCTCCGACGTCAACCGCCACGGCGGCGGCTTCGCAGAAACGCTGATGGGGCCAACTGTCTCGCTGGTCAGCAACCTCGGCAAGGCGACCGTCGGAAACCTGCAGGAACTGGCGCTCGGCAAGGACACCAAGGCTGGCCGCGAATGGACGCAGCTCCTGCGTCGCAACACGCCCGTCGCCTCGTCGCTCTGGCCCATGCGGGCGGCCTATAATCGCGTGCTGCTCGACCAGTTGCAGTATCTGGCTGATCCCGACGCGCATAAAAGTTTCCGTGAGCAGGAGCGCCGTTACGAGCGCGACACCGGCGCCTCGTTTTGGTGGCAGCCGGGCGAGGCCGGCCCGTCGCGCCTGCCGAGCTTCGACAGCTTCATGCGCTGACGTTGACGCCCGCGCGCGGGCTCCATGGTGCGGCTCTCCTGATTGAGGGCCGCCATGTCCGTGCTTCACCCGCTGCCGCGCAGCAGCCGCCGCTCCGACCTTGATGTGCTGCCGGCTCAGGTCGCGTTCGGCCCGGTCGATTGGTTGGCTTTCGACCCGCTCGACGTGGCTGTGTTCGTCCGCGCGGTCGACGGCATCGCCTGGGTTGCGCCTGCCGTCCCTTACACGGTCACGCTCGACGGCGGCGATGTCGGGTTCCCGGTCGTCACCTTCGATGCGATGCCCGGCCTTGCCGGCTCGCATGTCCGCATCGAGGGGCGCCGTGTTCACGGCCGGACTACGGATGTCACTCGCGCCGCCGCGCTGGTCAGCGCGTTTCTGGAGCGGGAAGAGGACCTGCAGGCTCTGGTGCTTCAGGAGCTGCGTCGCGATATCGATGACGCGAATGTGCCGGCTCAGGCACTCAACGATGCCGTCGCGGCCGCGCAGGCGTCGGCGGCGATCGCCGTCCCGGCAGCCGACCGGGCGGAAGATGCCGCCGCGGATGCGGCCGACTGGGCAGCGGTCGCCCGCAACAATTTCGTGGTGCGCGCTTTTGCCGGCAACGGCGCGACAGTCGCCTTCGATCTCGGCATTGACCCGGGTAGCGCCAATAACTGCTTCGTGACGGTCAATGGCGCGCCGCAGCGCCTCGATGCGTATTCGGTCAATGGCACGATCCTGACCTTCACGGCGGCGCCTGCCGGCGATGGCGTGGCGCAGAATATCGAGGTTCGCTTCGGCAGCCGCTTCGCGGTCGGAACGCCGGCCGATGGCTCCGTGAGCAAGCTCAAGCTCGCCGCCTCCTCAGTCGACGAAACCAAGATCGACCCGGCCGCTGCCGCCGCCATCCGAACCCTGCTGGGCATCAAGCCGAGCGCCTATGTCTCCGCTCACAAGAACGGCACGAGCCAGACGACCATCACCGCGGCGGTCAAGGTGACCTTCACCACCGAGGCGCGCGATACCGCGACCTGGTACGACGCGCCAAACAGCCGTTTGCAGCCCAATGTTGCCTGCACGATGGCGGTGCGGGCCGTGCTCTATTTCTCATCGGCCGGCATGGCGACGGGCGACGAATGCCTCGCTCTCATCCGGAAGAACGGAGCCACCATCGCCACCGGCTCGTTCCGGGCCGAGGGGGCGACGGGCGGACAGGCCGAAGTCTCCTTCGATGTCGAATTCAACGGCAGCACCGATTATGTCGAGATTTTCGCGCAGGGCAGTGGCTCCGCGAAAACCGTCCTGGGCGGCGCCGACGTCAGCTATCTCCAGGCGAAGGCGGTCTGACCATGGCGCTCACGAAACTTCCGATCGCCGCGCTCGATATCGCGCTGCCCGACATCCCCGGGATTCTGCCCGCCGAGAAAGTCGCGGGCTTTGCCTCGCCGAAAGTCTGGCAGTCCTTCGGGGTTCCTGGCACCCACATCTTTTACGCGATGACCGAGCTGACCGCGTTCCGCAAGAACGTGCTGATCCCGGCAAATGGCGTCGTTTTCCTGAGCTACAATCTCGACTTCACCCATCGCGGGATTTCGGCTGGCGCGCCCTATGGGTCGCAGTATCAGGTTGGTCTGGCCGCGCGGGTGCGGCAGCGTATGGCCGATAGCGAAGCCGGGCTGACGGGGGGCTTCTCCGAGATTGCTGACAGCACCGCTGGCGCGCAGGTCTACGATTACGCCCACCACTACACATCGGTTTCCCGGGCTCGGGTGCCTTTCGCGGTGCTCGCTGGCAAGTGGTACACCTTCACCCTTGCGGCCACCGCTCACACCGACGCCGGCACCATGAACGGCGTCGATGGCGCCTGCCAGCTCACCGTGGGCGGCGGCACCCAGCATCTCATCATCGAGTATCAACCCGGCATGACGATCGAGGCTTGAGGCGCGCCATGCTCAACCGCACGACCTTCTTCGCCTATGTCCGCCGGGCTCCTTTTGGCGGCAGCCTGTCCACCGCCCAGGTCGAGGGCATGACAGCGATCCTCGACGAATGGGACCGCCGCCGCCTCACAGACGGGCGTTGGCTGGCCTATATGCTCGCGACGGCCTTTCACGAAACCGGCGCCGCGATGCAGCCGGTGCGCGAGAACATGAATTACACCACGGCTGCGCAGATCCAGCGGACGTGGCCCAAGCGTTTCCCGATCATGGGAGATGCGCTGCCCTATGTGAAAAACCCCAAGGCGCTGGCCATCAAGGTCTATGGCGGGCGCTTGGGCAATGCGCCCGCGCCAAGCACGGATGGTTGGGACTTTCGTGGCGATGGCCTGCCGCAACTAACCGGTCGGGCAAATTTTGACAAGTTCGGCGTGCAGCCCGGCATGGACCTGAAGACGTCCGTGCGCGTGATGTTTTCCGGCATGCTCGGCGGGCTCTATACGGGCGCGAAACTAGCGGACTATTTCGACTTACTGCCGGGCGACCCTGTCGGTGCGCGCAAGATCGTGAACCCGGGCGACAAGGCTCATCTCGTCGCTGGCCACTACAAGAATTTTCACGATGCGATTCAGGCGGCGAGCGAACTGACGCCGCAGCCCGCGGACGTGAGGCCCGAGGACGCCAGACCCGACGATGTGCCGGCAATGCGGAGCGGGAGCCTCGGAACCGTCGCCGTCTCGACCGGCGCTGCCGCCGCGACCTCCCTCATCGCCGCGATCCAGAACCCTTGGGCGCTCGCCGCCTTCGCGCTGATCCTCGTCGCGGGCGGCGTTGGTCTTTGGCTCGTGCTGACCGGCCGCGTCACCATCCTGCGCGGGAAGGCGGTGGTATGATCAAGGCGGTTCAAGCCGGCATCGCCGCCGTCTTCGGCGATATTCCCGTGGCGTTCTGGCTGGCGGTCGCGGCCATTGCCGGCGGCATCCTCTGGCACCGCGACGCCGTCGAGGACGCGCGCCAGAGCGCGCGCCTGCAGCTGCGCGCCGATATCGAGGCCGAGGCCCGGAAGACCGGGCGGCAGGCTGATGCAGCAACGCGCTCCGTCCTCAATTGCGCGGGCAACTGGAACCGGAGCATTGGCCGATGCGAGCCCTGATCCTGATCGCGGCGCTCGCGCTTGCCGGCTGCGGCGAGACGGTGTCCTTCGCCGCGCCCTGCGGCGTTATCAACGACAGCTTGCAGAACGTGCGCGGCGCGACGCCGGCCGACACGCGGCGCATCGATATCCATTTCGAGCGCGGCGTCGCCGCCGGCTGCTGGGGGCGCTAATGGCGCGCCGCCCCAACCATCACCCGATGAGCCATGCCGAGCGCCTGGCTGTCGTCGAGGAGCGCCTCGACACGCTGACGGCCGAGATGGTCGAGATCGGCCAGAAGCTCGACAAGCTGCTGCAGCTCGGCTTCGAGCGCGCCGGCGCGGTCGACTCTGTCAAGGCCTCGGTCGAGGGCCTGCAACGAGGATATGCGGCGCTCAAGAACGATACGGCCGTGATCCGCCAGAGCATGACCTTCGCCCGCGTCCTGCGTCGCCTCTTCCTGTGGGGCACGCCCTTTGTCGGCGCTGTCATCTATATCGTCGAGCGCTTCGACATCATCGCCAGACTGTTCAGGAGGGGCTGACCATGGCCATTGAAGCGTTCTCCGGGCTGATCAGGTTCATTCGTGCGAAATCGTATTCGCATGAATGTCGAGGCCTGCCGACTTTCGCACGGCAGGCCTGTGTAAGTATCTGGTAAAACATAAAGGCCGGATAACTCTTAATCAGCGGGTCGTAGGTTCGAGCCCTACATCACCCACCACGACCTTCCATTTAAAATCAAAGACTTAGATGCGGTGGCCGGGTTCGGCTGCCGGAACAGGGCGCGAACATCGCGCCCTTTTTTCATGTCGCAAAGTCGCAAAGTCGTACGGCGTCGCGAGCCGCTGATTTCAGTCGGCTTTGCCTTGCCGCGCCCGATAGATGCGCGTGCCACTTATCGTGATCTCGCGCTTGAGCGTGGGCTCTGCCTTCGTCAGCATCGGAGCTGCAAGGGCGGCAAGGATATGCTCGTCGCCGACGGCGCCGAGTCCGATGGATGGCGGTGCGAGGCCGGCAGCTTCGAAGGCGCGCTGCAGGTGCTGAATAGCGTCGACGACGGCGGCAAACTTATCCATGCCATTCCACCAGTTTGGCGATGGCATGCTCGGCCATCTCGGGGTGACGCGCGAGGTAGTGCTTCAGCACGTCGTGGATCGATTGCAGGCTGTGGCCGGTGACGCTGGCTATCTCCGGCAGGGTGGCGCCGGCCAGCGCGAGCCATGTCACGGCCGTGTCGCGCAGGTCCTGGTCGCGGAAGCCCTCAAGGGAGGCCATGGGCGCGATCAGGCGGGGCAGGGTGCCGAGCTTCTTGGCTTCGCCCTTGGCAAGGCCGCGCAGGCCCGGGAGATAGTGCTTGATCCAGCGAGCCTCGTCCTCGGGCAGCAACACGACGCGCTGCCCGCCTTCCAGCTCGACCAGCCCATGCACCGCGACGTCGCGGATCGCGGCGAAGACGTGCCGGTAATAGTCCGGCTTGAAAGGCGCGTTGGCCTTCTCGTCGATGATCATTTCGAGGCGGCGCACCGGCTCCGGCTTGCCTTCGGCGCGCGGCGCCTCGTAGAGCGCCTTGCGCCGGGCCTTGGCCTGGGCAAGCCGGGCGGCGAGATGGTGCGACATCGGGATGGCGACGATCGCGCCGGTCTTACGCTGGCGGAAGAGCATGCGGCCGTTCAGCTCGCCCTCTTCGAGCAGGTCGAGCCGGTCGCTCTGGCGCTGCCCGGTCCAGAGGCCGAGCATGATCGCGTCGCCCATCTCCGGCCGGCCGAGCTTGTCGGCGGCCGCGATCAGATGCGCCATCTCCTCGCGCTCGCCGACGCGCAGGCGCGGCGGCGGCGTCTCCATGCCCAGCTCGGCCGCCGGATTGACTGCATGCTTGGTGTAGCCGCGGCGCATGCCGAAGCTGAGCGCCATCGAGATCACGCGGATGCAGCCGGTCGACGTGGCGAGGCCACGCTTCGTCGCGATCAGCTCATAGAGGTTGAACAGGATGACGCGATCCAGCGCGTCGACGCTGGCGCCCCATAGCTCCGGCGCCTCCTGCTCGATGACGCGGGCCTTCTGCTTGTAGTCGCGGACGGTGGCGGCGCTCTTCGGCTTGAAGACGTGCTTGCCCTCCTCGACGGCTTGGCCGCGCATGGAAGGGTGCTGCCAGAGCAGATCAAACAGCTTCTCGACCGTGATCAGCTTTTCGCGCGGCCGAGGCGGCATACGGCCGGAGCGGGCCTTCTGGTTGCGCCGGGCCTCGACCTCGGCCTGCCGGCGCTCGCTCCATGCCATCGCCTCCTCGACCGACAGCCATTTGCCGCTGGGGTGCTTCAGGTCCTCGCCCTTGTAGCCCATGGCGCGCAGGTTGGCGCCGGGATTGAAGCGCGGCCGGCCGTTCCTGAAATCGACATGCCTGATCTTGATGACGGCGTTACCCATCCGCTCCGTGTTCCCGCGCCTCATCGCCGTGTCATCGCCTCCCGCAGCATGGCGTTCTGCGCGGCGACGATCGTCGAAGGGTCGAACGCCGCGTCGTCATTGGCCGGCGGGCGGACAAGGGCTAAGCCCTCAATCCACGCTTCCACCAGCCGGCGCGACCAGACCAGGCCGAGGCCCCGCAACGGCGCGGGAAACCCGACCTCCTCATGCAGGCGACGCCATGTGCGGCGGAAGCCTTCCGGCTTGCGCTTCACGATCGCGGCGACCTCTTCGAGCGACATCGTCAAATCTGGCATGCGGCGATAATGCACGCATGCTGAAATAATTCAACATGCGTGATGAACTACGCAGCTGCGAGATGGCCTTTGCGTTGGCGGTATTGTGCGATGACCACGCCCTTGATCACCACTCGCCGGCCGTCCTCAACCAAGGGTGGGCGCACGATCCTGTCGTTGGCGCCGGCCAGTAGATAGGGCTTCTGGTAGAGTCGGAAGACCGTCTCGGTGCGCAGGTCATAGTTCTGCGCGACGACGATGTCGCCGTCTTCGGGCTCGGCGTTCAAGTCGACGAGCAGGACGTCGCCCGGCAGGTAGCCATACAGCTCCAGCGCACGGGTCTTCAGTGTCCACGGATCGACGCCCGGTCGGTTCTGCAAGGCGTAGCGAATGTTGCTGTCTACCGTGTCGTCGTTGGTTTTTCGACCGATTTCGTAGGGTGTGCCCTCGCTATCCGAGAAGGCGCCGACCGAAAGGCCATCGGCCTGCGCGCCATAGGGGATGCGGGAAAAGCGCTCGATTCCCTCGATCGTCTTGCGGGACAGATCGTGCTCGACCTCCTCGTTGTTGAGGAAGCGGGAGAGGGTCGACGGGTCGACCTTCGAGCCCTGGGCCAGCCTGCGGATCGAGATGCCATTTAGCTCTTCGATAACGTGGCGAAGCCAGGCGCGTGTGTGGTCCTGAGGGCGCATGATGCGATGCATACTGCTCCCCGGAATGATGACCGCCACGCTGAAACGCTCCACTTGAAGTGATGAATAATTTCACATAGCAATTTCATCATCAAGAGTGATTCGCGTGGGAGCGCCCCTTGACCGACATCGTCAGTATCGAAGCGACCCGTAAGGCCGCCGGCGTCTCGAAAAACGAGCTGTGCAAAATCGCCTCGATCGACCGCGGCACCTATTCGCGCCTGCAGAAGGTGAAGGGCAGCGGCCGTGCCGAGACCTTCGACAAGCTGAGCAAGGCGCTGGACGCCATCGCCAAGCAGAAGGCGGCGGCCAATGGCTGAAGCTGCGCCCGCCTTCGTCGAGAAGCCGGTGCTGCTGAAGGCCCGGCTCTACGATCATCAGGGCATGGAGATGGCCGCGATCTGCGAGCGCGAGGCCGACCGCGCCATCGGGCTCGTCAAGCGGATCGACCCGGAAGGCAAGGCTTACGAGCCGCTGACCGAATTCTTCACGCTCGACCAGTGCCGGCGCCTCGCCCTGCAGGTCGTCGCCGGCAACCCCAAGGCCATCGAGCACGCGAAGACGCCCTCGGCGCTCGCCATGGCGCTGCTCGCCGTCCTCTCCGCCGTCGAGCACGGCGCCTCCCAGCAAGGGGGTACGCAATGAGCCTGCATGAGCCGCAAGAGCCCGACTATCCGTTCTGGCTGCTGGTTGTCGCGCTGCTGCTGATGGCCTGGAGCATGGTGGCGGGAGGTCGCAATGTTTGACGCCCGCCCGCGCCGCTTCGATCCCTTCGCCGCCGGCCTCGTCGTCTATGCGGCGGCGCTCGGCTGCTTCGGCCTACTGGTCGGCTACTGGAATCCGCCGGGCGGCGTCCTCGTCCTGATCGTCGCCGGCCTGATCGCCGCGATGGGCGCCGGCGTGCAGCGGGGCGTGCGCGAATGAGCGCGCTGCTCGATTGCGCGATCAAGCTGCCGGGCGACCGGCCCGTCGCGCCGGTGACGGCGCGTGCGACGATGGCCGCGATCGAGGCCGAGCGCATCAGGCTCGGCCTCTCGGCCGAGACGCTGGCGCGGCTCGCCGGCATGAGCACGCGCAGCTACCAGCGCTATGCGGCGGCCGAGCGCGTGCCCGGCGGCGCGGAGCTGCGCCGGCTGGCGCGGGCCTTGGTCAGCCGCGAGCCGCAAAAGGCCCGCGACGACGCGCTGATGCGGGCTCTCGCCGTACGCATGCTGGAAGAGCTTGCGCGCCGGATGGCGGCGCCGGCACCGCGCAACCTTGCGATCTATCTCGCGCATGTCGAGCTGGGTGTGCCGCAAAGGCAGGTCGCCAAGCTCTTCGGTGTGTCGAGCAACCGCATCCATGTCGTCGTGCGGCAGGTCGAGGACCAGCGCGACGACGGCACGTCGATCGACAAGGCACTGCTGCAGCTGGGCGCGATGCTCGATGCCGGCGCCGAAGGCTTCATCGGAAAGGGCGCCGCATGAAGGAGCTGGAGTTCCACCCCTACGCCAACCTGTTCCCGCTGATCGAGGGGCAGGCTTTCGCCGATCTCGTCCACGACATCGCCGACAACGGCCTCTGCGAACCCATCGTGCTCTTCGAGGGGAAGATTCTCGACGGCCGGAACCGCTACCGCGCCGCTCTGCAGGCGGGGGTTATCGACGCGGAGGGCAAGGCGACCAGCCTCAACCATCATCGGCCGACGCGGCGACAGTTCCCGACAAGCGGCATTGAAGGCGACGCATTGACATGGGTCATTTCGCGAAACCTTCACCGGCGCCATCTCGGCGAGGCGCAGCGCGCCATGGTCGCGGCCAAGCTCGCCAATATGGGGCACGGCGGCTATCGGCCGAACCCGTGCGAGCAAGCGGCAAATTTGCCGGATGCTCCGGCGAAGCCCGCGCCGGTCACCCAGGCGAAGGCAGCCGAGCTGCTGAACGTCTCGGAGCGCAGCGTCCGCAGCGCGAAAGCCGTCGTCGAGCATGGCGCGCCGGAGCTGGTGGCGAAGGCCGATGCCGGCGCGATCGCCGTCTCGGTCGCGGCCGAGCTGGCGAAACTGCCGGTCGACGATCAGCGCGAGGTGCTGCGCTCGGCTGACCCCGGCGCGCTCTACCGCGTGATCAAGGATCAGCGCGACGCGCTGACGGCGCAGAAAAAGACGAAGCGCATCGAGAAGGTGAAGGCGCTCGGCGCCAAGCAGCGCGCCCTGCCGAACAGGAAATTCGGCGTCATCTATGCCGATCCCGAATGGGAGCATCTGCCGTGGTCCGAGCAGGGCCAGAACAAGGCGGCGGCGAACCACTATCCGGTCTCGTCGACGGCCGTCATCAAGGCCCGGCCGGTTCGCGATATCGCCGCCGACGACTGCGTGCTGTTCATGTGGACCACGGTCCCGCATCTCGCCGTCGCCTTCGAGGTCGTGACCGCTTGGGGCTTCACTTACCGCTCCTCGGCGGTCTGGAAGAAGATCTATCCGGGCAAGCAGCAGGGGCTGGGCTACTGGTTCCGGGTCAACCACGAAATCCTGATCGTCGCGACGCGCGGCAACGTGCCGGCGCCGGCGCCCGGGACGCAGTGGGGCTCGGTCATCGAGGCGCCAGTCGGCGAGCACAGCGAAAAGCCGGACGCCGTCTACGAGCTGATCGAGCACTATTTTGGCGAGCTGCCCAAGATCGAGCTCAACGCCCGCAAGGCCCGCCCGGGCTGGGATGCCTGGGGGCTTGAGGCGCCGGAGCAGGAAGGTGGCAAGTTCGAGGCGACGGTGGCGAGCCTTAAGGCCGAGCCCGCGCATTATGTGGTCGAGCATCGTGACGTTCGCGCCATCGTCGAGACCGGAGGCTTCGGGCCTGCGATCTATGCGCTCGACCTCAACCGGCCGTTCCCGAGCAGTACCGGTTATCACAGCATGCTCGGCACCGACCGCAAGGCCGGCGAGTCCGCCGAGGAGTACGGCCGGCGGCTGATCGACGAGTCGATCGCTTATTCGGAAAAGAGCCGCGGCAAGACGAAGGCGCTCATGCTGCCGGAGCGTGCCTACACGCTGCAGCTTGACGATAAGGGGCATCCGACCAGCCGGGCGCGCGGCGTATGGGTCGACCGCGACGCGCCGCCGCTCGGCCTGGACTTCGGCCTGATCGAAGGCCTCGACGTCATCCTCGCTCGATGGAAGGAGGAGGATCACGCGAGGCTGTTCAGCGGCCGCAAGGGCAAGCGGACCTGCCCGGAGAGCTGGCACTCGAACGACAAGATCATCGCCGTCAGCGGGCAGATGTTGAAGCCTCTCGCCGACTTCCCGACCGAGGGCGCCTATGTCGTCACCGCGTTCAAGTGGGTCGACGGCGAGCGCGTCAACGGCTGGCGCTTCGTCGACGAAGCAGCCTTCCACGATCAGGCGCCGCCGCCAGCGCCGGCTGATACGATCGAAGACGCCGATATCCCGGCGTTCCTCAGGCGCGATCCCGACACGGCCGAGATGCTTCCGGAGTCGGTGTCGTGATCTGGCTCGGCATCGTCTGGCTGGCCTGCGCCGCCGTGTTCCTTGATCTGACCGAGCGCGCGCCCGTCGTCCCGCCTGATGGGGGCTGGTGATGGCTGCCCGCCGCCTTCCGCCCGCGCCGGAGAACCCGGCCTTCCGCGTGGCCTATGTGATCTGCCGCGCCTTTTATCTCGGCCGCTGCCATTGCGGCAATAACGGCCGCGCGCCCTGCGCCGCAGCCGCCCAGGCGGCCGCCGCCGCAACCAAGATCCTCGCAACCGACAAGCCGCAGGAGGGCATGTGATGGCGTCGTGGCAGAAGCTCCTGCGATCGCAGGAAAGGCGCTTCCGGCGGCTGCATCGCCCGGCCCGTCTGTACAGGCTGATCCGCCGGCGGATTTATCTCGAATGGCTGGCCAGTTCGAGCGGGCGGGCGCCCGACATCCACGCCGCCGCTCTTCGTGCGCGCTTCGGTAATGATCGGCCGAGGCTGCCATGAGCGACGTCTCGATCGCCACCATCCGGCAGATGCTGCAGGACCGCGTCGACCAGCTCGTGCGCAAGCTGGTGCCGGGCGGATACATCAAGAACGGGCACTACATCGTCGCGAACCCGACGCGGGGCGACCGCGAGGCCGGCTCGTTCAAGATCTACATGTTCGGATCGACGGCCGGGAAATGGGTCGACTATGCCGGCAAGAATGCGCCCTTCGTCGACGGCGGCGATCGTGGCGACATCATCGACCTGATCGCCTATGTCGCCTGCGAGCGGGACCGCAAGCGCGCCATCGCCTGGGCCAAGGATTTCCTCGGCCTCGCGACGCTCTCGATGGGCGAGCGCGACCGGCTCACCAAGCTGGCGCAGTCCCGCAAGCTGCAGGCGGCGAAAAAGGAAACCGACGAGCGCGAGCGCAAGATGCGGCGCGCCTTCGACCTGTTCCTGTCGGCGCGCATCGGCCTCGCCGGCACGGTGGCGGAAGCCTATCTGTTCAATCGCGGCATCGATCTTCTCGACATCCCGAGCTTCAACACCGGCGATATCCGGTTCCACCCGGGACTCGAGCTGACGCAGGAGCGCGTCTACGAGCTGGTGGCCGGACGGCGCGAATGCGTGCGCTACGGCCCGACGCTGCCGGCGATCGTCTGCGCGATCCGCAACCATACCGGCGCCGTGACCGGCTGCCACGTCACCTTCCTGTCCGATGATCCGGACGGCCCGGGCGACAAGGCCAAGGCCAAGATCATGCATGGCGGCGTCGCCGGCGGCGTGATCCGCGTGGCGCATGGGCTCGGCGGCATCTCGCCCGACGACGTGCGCGAGCAGCGGCACCTCGCCGAGCTGCCGACCACGATCATCTGCGAGGGGCTGGAGGACGGGCTGACGCTCGCCATGGCGGCGCCGGAGGCGCGCGTCTGGGCTGCGACCTCCCTCGGCAATCTCGGCAATGTCTATGTCGACCATCCTTGCGTCGGCGACGTGATCGTCGCCCGCGACAACGATTGGCAATCGCCCCAGGCGGTTCGCCAGTTCGAGCACGGAATCAGCCTGCTCGAAAGCCATGGCAAGCCGATCGGCCAGATGGCCGCGATTGCCGGGAAAGACTTCAACGACCTCTGGAGGTTCTGATGCTGCACGATAAGGCCGTGGCGGCGGCCATGAATGCCGCTTTCGCCGTCTCGGAAAGCGAGACATGGATGTTCGGGCTGGACGGGTCCAAGGCCGCCACCGGCCGCGCCCGCAAGGCGTGGCAGGGCGGCGGCCGCGAGGACTGGCTCGCCTTCGCCCGGGAGCACAAGGAGGCGCCGGCCGAGGCGCTCTGGATCAGAGCCGGCGCGCTCGGCATCCATAACGGCAAGACGAAATTCGACGCACTGCCGGCGATGGTCGTGCTCGCCTTCCAGACCTTCCAGACTGTGCTGAATGATGTTTCCGATGCGCTCGACCGGATCGCGGCCGAGGAAGCCGCCGCGATCGAGGCCGAGAGGCGGGCCGAGGCGGCCGCCAAGCGCGTGCCGACGCCAGCCGATCTAGAAGGCACGCCGCTGGAGCCACTCGACGATCCGATGGCGCCCAGCGCCTTCGCGCGGCCGGCGGCGGGCTCTGCCGATGGCTAAGGTTACCATCAACGCAGAGGTGATGGCTGACATGCTGTTCCCGGGCGCGACGGACGTGAGAATCCGCGATGCCGCGATGGGCAAAGAGCCGGGAACGATCGATCTCACTATTGAAGGCACGAGCGTGCCCGACGCCGACCGGGTTGTCGCGACGATCACGGTGCGCGCGACCAAGTATCAGCGCTTTAGCGAGGCCTCCTTCGAGGCTGTTTAACCCCCTTCGTTGCGTTGCGTCAGTTGCGTCGGTTGCGTCCGTTTTTGCCCTCCTTGGGCGTTTCCTCCCCTTGCCTTGGCCGGCGTGATCCCGACGGGACGCGCCGGCCCTTTTCGAGACCCTGATGCAACTCGGCAAAAAAGCGGCGCGCGCGCAGTTCAAGGATGCCCAGGCGGATATGCGCCGGCCGGCGCTGTTCGATCCGGCGCCGGAGCAGAGTCGCAACGACATCTTTCCGGGCATGTGGCCCGGCTTCCCGGTCGAGGCCGTGCCTCCCGGCTGCCCGGTCATCCCGCTCGGGGTCGACGGCAAGACCTGCTATCTCGTCGACACGCTCGGCCAGCTGATCGCCGTCGCGACGTCCGAGTGGAACAAGAAGACGCTGGCGGCGCTGTTCTCGCTGACGCCGAATTTCCTCTATTGGGCATGGCCGCGCTGGGGCTCCGGCAAGGACGAGGACGGCCAGCGCAAGCCGAAGGTGAACGGCTTCGACGCCGACGCCGCCGCCGCCTGCCTGATGAAGGCTTGCGGCGAGCGCGGGCTGTTCGACCCCGGCGACAAGGTCAGAGGGCGCGGCGGCTGGACCGATAGCCGCGGCCGCTTCATCTGGCATAGCGGCGAGGCGCTTTACACGGTCGAGGGCGGCAAGCTGAAAGAGGCGGCGCCGGGCGACGTCGACGGCGTGTTCTATGCGCGACGGCCGCCCGTCATCACGCCATGGCAAGAGGCGATCGGCGAGGACGAAAGCCCGGCCCATGACATCCTGAATGCGCTGAAGAGCTGGGCATGGGAACGGCCGCTGCTCGACCCCGTTCTCGCGCTCGGCTGGATCGCGGCTTCCATGATGGGCGCCGGCCTGCACTGGCGCCCGACGCTGTTCGTCACAGGCGACCGTGGCCACGGCAAATCCACCCTGCAGGGGCTGGTGAAGGATATTCTCGGCCCGGTGCTGCACGCCTCCGCCGACACGACGGCCGCCGGCATCTACCAGCGCGTGAAGCAGGATTCGCTGCCCGTCGGCGTCGACGAGCTCGAAGCCGATGCCGACAACCGCAAGGTTATGGCGGTGGTGAAACTGGCGCGCCTGGCTGCCTCCGGCGCCGAGATGTTCCGGGGCGGCGCCGAGCACGAGGGCGTGACCTTCCGCGCCCGCAACGCCTTCTTCTTCTCCTCGATCAACCCGCCGCCGCTGGCGCCGCAGGACCGCTCGCGCATCGCGCAGCTGAACATGCGCAAGCGCGAGAAGACCGGCGGCAGCGACCACAAGCTCGCTAACCCCCAGGCGATCGGCCGGCAGCTGCTGCGCCGGATGATGGATATGTGGCCGGGGTTTCAGGAGACGTTCGGCCGCTGGCAGGAGACGCTGAGCGAGGCGGGCTTCGACGGGCGCGGCTGCGACACCTATGGCGTGCTGCTGACATGTGCCGAGATGGCGCTCGGTGAGGCCGGGCTCGAGGAGGCCGGGCTGCCGATCACGGAAGTGGAAAAGCTCGGCCGGATGATCGCCGACGCGACCTCGGCCGAGCGGGCCGAGCAGACCGACAACTGGCGCGACTGCCTGGAGCGCGTGCTGTCCTGGACCGTCGACAATTTCAAGAGCGGCGACCGGCCGATCGTCGGCGACGCCTTGGAAAAGGTGGCGCGGAACAACGGCGACATGACGCTCGATTTCGGCCGCTCGATCCTGATGCAGGCGGGCCTGTCGATGCAGCGGCCGAATGACGGCCGGCCGAAGGAAATCTTTCTCGCGATCCCGCCACGGGGAACGCAGGTCGAGAAAATCTTCGCCGGCACCGTCTGGCAGGGTGGCGTGTGGATGCACGCGCTGAAGCAGGGGCCGGACACGATCGTGCAGCGGGGATCCGACAACAGGTTCGTCGTCAAGATCGCCGGCGTCTCCCGACGCTGCGTCCTGATCGACATGGCTGCGTTCGAGAAACACTGTGAGGGAGGGTGAGATGAAAGTAGACTTCAAGCCGAAAGGCCGCGCCGATGACTTGTCAGCGGTCAAACGAGACGGGACGGGCGGCCTCGTCGCAACGTCCTGCTCCGTCAACCTATGCGAATGCGGCTGCATCTGGATCGGCGGTCACGACCAGCACGAGCTGGAATTCGTGCAGCTGCCGATCTCCGCCGACGTGGCGCGCGCAGTCGCTGCGAACCTGCTTGAGATGGCGACCGAAAGTGACGCCATTACAGGCGCGCGGCCGCGCCATCAGCATTGAGGGCGCGTCATGAAGCAAAAATCACTGTTCGTGGCCGCGACGGCGGCCGAGGCGAAGGCGGCGGCCCGCCTGGACGATCGCCGCCCGGCCGGCTGGACGGAGGCTAAAGCGCTCTCGTTCATAGCTCTCGGGCTGGTAGACCCTGCCGACAGCTTTGCCCGCGCGTTCTGCGAGGGCGACTGGCTGGCGATCATCTCGGAATGGCCCGAATTCAGCGCGTGGATATCGATGGAGGGTGCCCGGCATGGCGAATGATCCCCTGCGCGATGCCGCCCGCGCCCTGATGGAGGCCGTCGAGAACGACGAAAACCAGCATGGCGGTACGCTGAATCGCGAGACGCTGCGGCTGGCCTCGCTGCTGCGCATTGAGCTGAACCGGAAGCCGGCGGCGCCGGCCGGCGTCGGCGATCTGCGAAAGGCAGCGGACCTCTCCGCCGTCGTTGTCGAGCCCGACGGCGTGTTGAAGGCCTCGGCCGTGGCCGCCGTCATGTGCGAGGATGGCGAGGTTGGGCTGCTGTTCCTTGATCGCGAAGGCAGCGAGTTCGCCCGCGCCCCGCTCGCGTTCAGCGCCGTGCATTGGCTGAGGAGGCAGCTGGGTTCGCTGCTCGAAGGGGCGAGGCGGTCATGAAGCGCCGTTCTTTCCTTGCGCTGTTGGGCGCCGCGCCTGTCGCAGCCCCCGTAGCGCTCCGCGAGGCATCATCTGCCGCGGGTATCAAGCCGCTGGGCTATGGCTTCGCTGGCGAAGTGGCGACAGCGAGCGGCGGCCCATCTAAACCGGGAGTTCCATGGGTGGTTCAGCGGCTCATGGAGCTGGACGCGCCCTCCGCCTTGAGTGAATACATCGCCGGTATGGATATGCCGAGCCGGCTCGATCCCGATCTCGCTAGCAGTCGTAGCTTTTCTTTGTCTGCGGCAATGCTGATCCAGAGAAGGCGAGATGCCGAGCGCGCGCTTGCGCGATCGCGTCGCTCCCACATGCGCGATTTCCGCGAGCAGTTTGGGTGCGACTGGGGAGGCGTGACGGCCTGGCTTGCGAAGCCTTTAACGGGTAAGGGCGACTTCATATGACCGTGCGCCGCTTCACGGCCGAGGAGGAGCAGGGCTTGCTCTTCCTCCTGGGCGCCGAGGGCGCCCGCTGGCGGCCGCTGCCGGTCAAAGCCGGCCAGCGCCCGTTCCAGCGCCTCGCGGCCCTCGGCTGCGCCCAGCTGCTGCAGGAAGGGCCGATGACGCGCGGGCGGCTGACGCCGACGGGCCGCTATTTCGCGCAGCTGCTGCAGGCGATGACCACGGCCAATCCCGAACCCCGCATCGAGATATCAGGCTCGCCGCTGTCGCCCTTGCATCTCCCCGATTTCCTGCATCTCGACACGGTCGACAGCCACTAGCTCGCCGCTCTCGATCGCGTCCGTCAGCTTGCGGGCGATCCAGACGGCGAGCGCGCGGCCATCCGCCGTGCGCCAGTGCCACGGCGCCACGCTGCGGCGAAGATCATCATCATCGACATAGAGCAGGATCGTGCGGCCGTCGGCATCGACCAGGCGCACGCTCGCACCGTTATGCGCGATGCGCAGCGGCAGGCGCAGCGCGACATGGCGGATAGGCTCGACCATCGCCGGCGGGCTCCCATGAGAACGAAATGGGAACATGCGCCAACAGGGCGCGAGCGCGCAAGAGGCTAGGGCGTGCGCCTGGCTCGCGCCCGCGCTTCGAGCACATGACGCGTCACACCATCGATCGAATCCTGCTGCGTTCCGAATTCTGTGCGATCCAGCTGGCCGCGTTCGTGGGGCTTGAGGATCGTCAGGAGATAGGTGCGGCGCTCCGTTCGGCAGGCCGCGACGACCGCACGCGCGATCGACGCAGCGTCCGATATCCTGTCGTCAAGGTCCCGGACATTTCGGCCATAGCATTGCGCCAGCGCTTTCTGCTGCGGCGAGAGCGTATCAGCCGCGACGCTGGTCGATAGCAGCGCCAGCCCGATCATCACCGCTTTCATGCTTCCGCCCTCCGAGCCTCGGCGGCGAGCGTCGTCGTTCGAGCGCGTCAACGTCAAGTGATTCGCTCGCACCGGTCGCGACCGAAATCAACCCCATGCCTCCCGCACCCCGACCCGCCATTCCACGGAACGTCCTTCACCCCGACCCATCGGCAGAGAAAACGGACCGCCCGGCCCGGCGCCGGCTCGCCCGGTCGATCGGTCGAGGGCCGGGCGGGAAGATATGCAGTCGGGGGTTCATAGGCTCGCGCGGCGCCGAACGTTGCGCCTGCCAAGCGGGTCCGGGCGGTTACAGGTTACGCCCTCGGTTACAAATCCTGTAGCCCGACTTCGCCAGCAAATTCAGCGACATAGCCAGTCGGTTACGCGGTTACATGCCGCTCCGCGCATAGCCCGCGATCCTACGCGCACGCGCGCATGCGGTGCCGGTTGTAACCATGTAACTCTGTAACCCATATGGATTAAGTGATTGAGAACGCAGGACAAAACGCGGTTACAACGCGGTTACAAATCGCCGGCCCTGTGGCGCTGGCTGTAACCGGGGCTGATGCCGCCGCGCTGCGCCTATTGGAAATAGGGGTTAAACCGGCGGAGCGGATCGGGTGGCGGGCAAGTCCTCGGCAGTGGCAGACGTGGCGGCGCAGGCGGGTCCGGATCAGACGCGTTCGGTGGCCCACACGCCTGCGGCGCCGGAGCCGGGCGGCGACCTGTTCGGGTTCGAGCAGGAGTTGTCGCTGTTCGAGGATCAGGCCATCGCTCCGCCCATGCGGCGGGGGCCGGGCCGCCCGCCTGGGAGCGTGAATCGCACGACGCTCCAGCTGCAGCGTCTGCTGATGGCCAAGGGCTATCGCGATCCGGCCGAATTCCTCGCCTCGATCGTCTCGATGGATGTCCGCGCCCTTGCTGGCGAATTGAGCGAGCCGCGAAAGGCCGACGACGACAAGGGCGTCGAGGTCATGACCGTGAACCGTGGCGCCGCGCTCCAGCTCCAGCTGCGCGCGGCCGAGGCGCTGATGCCCTACTTCCACCAGAAGATGCCGATCGCGGTCGAGCATGGCGGGCAGGTGGCGCGGCCGCTGATCATCATTCGGGACGGCGACGGGCCGGGCCGCGCGCGCGTGGTCGAGGGCGAAGCCATGTCGATCCACGACGCGCAGGAAGTCGAGCAAGATCAAGGGCTTAGCGGTCGCGAGGCCGATGGTTCGCACGGCTCGCGTTCGTTCGATGGTGCGAATGATGAGTGATATCAATCGCTTAGGATCGGTTGAGCCGCTGATTGGAAATCAGCAGGTCCGATCCTCACGCGCGCGTAGGGCCGTAGCCTCGGCCTCCGCCTGGGCGACCGGCCACGACACCCCCCCGGGGGGTCGCGCGCCGCGCCCGGGCGCGCGCGCGCCCTCGAAAACGCGCGCGCCCATCCCCTGCCGGGGTCTAGCCTGTCACACTCACGGCGGAACCCGTTTGCTGCGGCGGGGGGGCGGGGGTGGTTCGCCTGCCTTCCGGGTCGGGGGGCGGGGCGCATGAGCAAACCGCTCTCCCGGGCGCAGATCGCTGAGCTGTGCGGCTGCAAGGAAACCGACATACCGACGGCGCCGGCCTATTCGCTGACGAATTACAATCCGCCCGGGCCGGTCTGCGCGGCCTATATCCGCTCGCTGGGTCCGATCGACTGCATCACCGGCCCGGCCGGATCGGGCAAGACTGTCGGCTCGGTCTTCAAGGTGATCCGCTTCGCAGTCGGCGCCATGCCGGTCTGCATCGATGGCGTGATCAGGGTGCGCGGCGCGGTGCTGCGCGACAATTTCCGGGCGCTCTATCGCACGACGCTGCGCTCTTGGTTCGAGTTCTTCCCACCGACCTATCCCGGATCGCATTTCACCGGCGGGCAGGACCGGCCGGCGCAGCACGTCCTGCAGCTCGCAACCGTGCGGGTGATCGATGGCGTGGCGCGCGAGGTCCCCGTCGAGCTGACGGTCGATTTCTTCGCGGTCGGCGATGTCGCCATCGAAGAGCTACTGAAGGGCTACGAGTGCTGCTTCTTCTGGGTGAACGAAGGCGACCTGCTGCATGAGCGCGTGATCCCCTTCGCCTACAGCCGCACCGGGCGCTATCCGCCGCAGGATAAGCTGCCGGCCGGCGTCGAGGCGCCGCGCGTCGTCGCTGTCGATTTCAATCCGCCGGACCCGGATCACCCGCTCTGGCTGGCTTGCCAGCGCAAGAGCTTTCAGCGGCCGGAAGAGGATGAGGAATACGGGGTGAGCCACAATGGCGGGCCGCCGATCGTCGAGGAAAAGGTGGCGGGCGCGGAAGCCGCGGTGAAGTTCTTTCACCAGCCCTCGGGCCTGTCCGCCCAGGCTGAGAACCGGCGCGGCAAGTCCTACGCCAAGTATCTCGAAGAGAGCAAAACACTGCGCGGCGATGACGTCCGCCGCTTCGTGCATGGCCTGCCGGGGTATCCGCGCGACGGCAAGCCGGTCTTCGCCCGCGAGTTCCGGCGTGACGTCCATGTGGCGCCGGAAGCCCTGGCAGTGATGCCGAACGTGCCGCTGCATGCGGGGTTCGACCAAGGAAACACGCCGGCCGTCGTGTTCTTTCAGGAGGACAGCTACGGCCAGCTGCGCGTGCTGCAGGAGGTCGCGCCAGGCCATGGCGTGGGTGCGACGCGCTTCTCGGCGATGGTGCTGCCGTTCCTGCACGGTCGCTTTCGCGGGCTGCCGCCCGGCGGCGCCTTCGCCGATCCGGCCGGCTTCTACGGCGCCGATCGGCAGAACGGCGAACTGGCCTGGGCCGAGACGGTCGGCATGGCGCTTGGCTGGCCGATCCTGCCGGCGCCGAGCCGGGAGCCGGGTCTGCTCTGGGATGCGGTCAAGCTCGCGCTTCGCCCGATCGAGGTCGACCGGCCCGGCGTGATTATCGATCCGATCGGCTGCCCGCAGCTCGTGAAGGGCTTCGAGGCGACGTACAAATTCCAGAAGCGGCCGGACGGGACCTATAGCGATTCCGTCATCAAGAACCTCGCGTCGAACCCTCATGAGGCGTTTCAGTTCGGCGTGCTCGGTCTGCGCGGTCGTGCCGGCGTCATCGCCGAGGCGAGCCGGGCGGGGCGGCCGGGCAATGTCGTCAGCCTGACGAGCTTCGTCCAGTCGGCTGATTTCAACGTCTTCTGATGGCCACGCTCGCGATCGTCTCGCCCGCGCCGCTGCATGCCATCACGGCACTCGCCTTCCCCTCTGGCCGGGCTCCTGCCCGACATCTGCAGGCGATGCTGCTGCAGTCGGTGCGCTCGGAAACCATGGCCTTCGTCGACGCTGCCGGCGTCGCCGTCATGGTGGTGGGGCTTTGGCAGCTGCAGCCGCTGCATGAGGGCGAGCGCCTGTTCGAGCTGTGGCTCCTGATCGAGCCGCCGGCCGTACCGCATCTGCCCAGTCTGCGCCGCCTCGCCCGGTTGATGCTGGCGCGCATCGCCGAGTCTGGGCCGGTCCGCATCCGGGCGCTGGTCCGTGAGGGCCACGCGCCCGGTTCGCGCATGTGCCGGCTGATCGGCATGGGCTTCGTCGGGGCGTCCGACGGCTGCGAATGCTGGGAATGGAGCGCCTGACATGGGAAAATTTGCGAACGGGCTCATGGGCGCGCTCGGTGGCGGCGGCGGTAGCGGCAAGCAGCGGCGCCAGCAGATGGCGGCCGAGACCAAGGCCCGCGAGGAGCAGGGCGTCGCGCTGCAGCGGCAGCAGCAGGAGCAGGCGGTGCAGACCGCCACGACAGAAGCCTCGCTCGGCAAGGCCCGACGGACGCCGCGCGGCCGCCGCATTCTGATCGGCGAGCAGGGCTCGACCCTCGGATGAGCCTCGCGGAAACCCGGACCCGCAGTGAGCGTGCCTGGTCTAACCGGGCGCCGTGGCAGACGCTCTACAACGACGTCTTCGATTACGTCATCCCGTACCGCAAGCCGTCCTCGCAGAATGTTGGCACGCCGACGCAGCGGATCGAGAAGATCTACGACAACACCGCCGTCGTCTCGGCCTTTGCTGGCGCCGGCCGCCTGCAGAATGACCTGTTCCCGCCGGGCGAGCGCTTCTTCGTTTATGGTCTCGGCCCGGTCGCCAAGCGTGCCCTGAAGAAAAAGGGCATCGACGAGACTGACGCCAAGCGCGAGCTCGAAGCCGTCAGCGACGACATCCATTCGTTCTTCCTGTCCGGCGAGTTTGATAACGCCTGCATCGAGATGTGTACGGACCTTTTCGCTGGTCAGGGCTTCCTGATGCCGGTCAAGGGCACGATCGATCACCCGGTGCGCTTCGTCTGCATCCCCATGGACGAGGTCGCGCTCGAACCCGGTCCCTACGGCGATATTTCCGGCATCCACTGGAAAACCCGGATGACGCGGGCGGCGATCCGCGACGCCTTCCCGCGCGGTGTGTTCCCGGATGCGTTCAAGGAAGCTCTTCGATCCAACAGCGGCGCCGGCGACGAAGTCGAAATCTACCAGAGCTGGACCTTCGATTACGCCAAGGGCCGCTGGTCCTTCGTCGTCTGGGTCGAAGGCAGCGACAAGGATGATCGCCCGGTCGCGACTGCAAGCCACCGCGCGCCGCCGATGGCGACGCCGCGTTACCATCGCGTGCCGGGCGAGACCTATGGCCGTGGCCCGGCCATGCTGGCCCTGCCGACGGTGAAGACGCTCAACAAGGCGGTCGAGCTGATGCTGAAGGCGGCGGCGATCCAGATGCTAGGCATCTGGGCCTATCGCCCTGGTGGCGCCTTCAACCCGTCGACCGCGCGCATCGCGCCCGGCGCCTGGTGGGCAATGTCGTCGACCGGCGGCGTGCTCGGCCCGGACGTCACGCGCATGGACACCGCCAATGCCCGGATGGACGTGGCCCAGCTGGTGACGCAGGAACTGCGGACGCAGCTGCAACAGGCGCTGAACGACGACAAGCTGCCGGACAAGGGCGCCACGCCGGTCTCGGCGACGGAGATCATGGCGCGCATGAAGCGCGTCTCGCAAAATTATCTGGGTGCGTTCGGCCGCCTCGTCAGCGAGACGGTGCCGCCGCTTGTGCGTCGTACGGCCGAAATCCTTGACGGCTTCGGCCTGCTGGAGCGCAGGCTGATCACCGTCGACATGCTGCTCGTGAAGATCGACGTGCAGTCGCCCATGGCTGCGATGATGAAGGCGCAAGGCCTCTCGCAGATCGTCCAGTTCCTCGAGCTGGTCGCGACGCTGAAGGGCGACCCGCGAGCGATCGAGCTGCTGGTCAAGCTCGACGACCTTCTGCGGGAATTCGCCAGCCGCATGGGCGTGCCGGCCGAGTTCCTGATGAATAAGGAAGAGCAACAGGCGCTCGAAACGAAGCTGGCGAACGCCGCGGCCGCCATGGCTGCCGCCCAGGCGGCGCAGCAAGCCGGGCCGCCGCAACCTGAGCCGGTGCCCCTGTGACGAAGAAGCCCGCCCGCAGCGCGCCCGCAAAGCCTACCGCGAAACCCGAACCTGCCGCCCCGGCGGTTCCGTCGCGCCTGATGACGGCCCGCGATGCCCAGCCGGTCGGCAGCTTCTATCAGGACCTTGAGCGACGCCTGAAGAATTTCGACCTGTTCAGTGACACGCCGGCGCCTGCCGCGCCGCAACCGTCCGAAGAGGACCTGCAGGCGCAGCGCGACTTCGCCGAGGTTTTCGGCAGCGATGCCGGTCGCCGCGCGCTCGAATTCCTCGCGGACCGCTCGGTGCGCCAGGCGCTCGTCGTCGATCCCTTCACGGTCGATCCGCAACGCGGCTGGGCGATGGCGCAGCGCGCCGAGGGCCGAAACGACCTGTTTTTTCTCATTCTGGCGCAGATCGCGGCCGCGCAGGATGAGCCCGCACCGCGCCGCGATGGGCCTCAGTCATGAAGAAATTTTGGGAGATGTTTCTCCGCGCGCCGGAAGGCGAAGGCGGCACGGGTGGCGGTGGAGATGGCGGCGCCGGTGACGGCGGCGACAAAGGGGCTGGCGGCGGTGGCGGGACCCCGCCGGCAGGGCAGTCCGGCGGCGGCGGTGGCGATGCGGCGCCTTATCGCCCCGACGGGCTGCCCGACCAGTATTTCGGCGCCAATGAGCGCGAGACGATCGACAAGCTCTGGGGTGCCACGAAGGGCTTCCGCGATGCCCAGGCGAAATACGAGCCGCCTCCGACCGATGCCAATGGCTATGCATTCGAGTGGTCGGATTCCGTCAAGCCCTATGCGGCCGATTTCGGCGAGGACAAGTTCTTTGCTGG